GATGTGGATTCAAACATCTTATAATACTGTTAGCAATACACACAATTCTGGTGATAACTCAAAAGCATTTAGAGGAAATTACGCAGGTATAGGTTATATTTGGGACGAGGATAACAATATGTTTTTTCCACCAAAACCATATCCATCTTGGGTAAAAAATACTACAAATGCAAATTGGAAATCACCAATAGGTGATGCTCCTGCATTAACTGCAGAGCAACAATCACAAAATGAAGCTGACACTCACGGCTGGTATTACGTGTGGAATGAAGAAAATCAATCCTGGGACTTGACAGACGCAAACGCATAAATTAAAAAAGGTGGTGGTATGCAAAAGAAAGTATTAAGCGAACAAGCATTATATTACGGTGATGTGGCGATGCCCAAAGATTGGGACATTGACCGAGATAAATTATCAGGCGACATTTTACAATCAGTCATTCAAAATAAAGATTTTCCATTCTCACGAACATTCGATATGTTGAGCACTTATATGAGAGATCATATACATTTAGAATATGGATTTACTTTAATTAATAAAGATACTTTTGGTAATATCTATAAACCAGGAGAAACATCAAAACCTCTTAAAAATGTTGATCCAGTAGATCTACGTAATTCTCCAGATTATACATTACTTTATGGTGTTAAAGTCAAAGACTGTATGGTTAGAATATATTATGAAGATAACAGACGAAAGGGTAGATCTTGGGACATAACATTAGAAAATAATATGTTTGTTATGTTTCCATCAACCAATATGTATTATCTAACCAATAATCAAAAAGATAGTTTAAATTTTGTACAGACAATAACATATGAATATATCTAATCACTACTGGTATTTTAGTGGTGTTCTTACACCTAGATTCTGTGATGATGTTATAGCCTATGCTAACGAACAAAAAGAAGTCATGGCTAGAACTGGTGGATATGGTGATAGAGAATTAAAAGAGGATGAGGTTAAAAACATGCAGCGTAAAAGAAAATCTGATCTGGTATGGCTCAATGATACCTGGATATACAAAGAATTACATCCATATGTTCATGAAGCAAATAAAAAAGCTGGTTGGAATTTTGATTGGGAGAGAAGTGAATCCTGTCAGTTTACAAAATATAAATTAAATCAATATTACGACTGGCACTGTGATAGTTGGGATAAACCTTATGATAGACCAAATACACCAGATCATGGTAGGATTAGAAAACTATCAATGACTTGTCAGTTGACAGATGGATCAGAATACAAAGGTGGAGAATTAGAATTTGATTTTAGAAACTATGATCCACATATGCGAGATGAATCGAAACATAGAATACAATGCAAAGAGATATTACCAAAAGGCTCTATCATTGTATTTCCTAGTTTTGTTTGGCATAGGGTTAAACCAGTAACCTCTGGTACAAGATACAGCCTTGTTGTTTGGCATTTAGGAAAACCATTTAGATGATACACATGTTTATGAATAAACCACATCAAAATATTTTTAATCAAAACTATAAGTATTTTATTTTTGAAAATAATTATTCAACACAAGTAAAACCTAAAAAACTTGCTAGTTTTATTTTAAAAAAAGAAAAAAATATAATTAATAAAACAAAAGAAGAGTATATGAAATTTATAGAAAATAATCCTACATGGATAGACGGTGCTACTGGTTTGGGTAATAATAGTTTAACATCAAGAAGTCCTTTGTATAATTTAGTAGAGTTTAAAGAAACAGGTTATTTAAAAAAAATAATTAAAAACGCACACATGGATTTTATGAAAGAATTAAATTTAACATTTGAGGATAGTTTATACATACAGTGTTGGGCCAACGTAATGAGAAAAGGTGAAAAAATAAAAAAACACTCTCATTCTATAAATAATTATGATTATTTGAGTGGACATATTTGCATACAAACTACAGATACAAATACATATTATTTAGAACCATATCATAAAGAAAGATTTATTCTTAAAAATAACCCTGGCAGTATAACTTTGTTTCCTAGTTGGGTAGAACATTTTACAGATAAAGTATTAGATGATAAGGAGAGAATAACAATTGCTTTTGATTTAAGAGATTCACAATCAATTAAAGACATATACCCTAACATGAGAAAACACTGGAGTAAAATATAATGTTTATAAATAGTTATTTTCCAACTGTAATTTGGAGTGAGGAAAAACCAGAATTTATCAAATCATTAAATAAAGCAAGTAATAAATATATTGCTGATGCTCGTAAAAGAGAAAAAGAGCATATAAAAAAATGGGGTGACTTTGGAAGATCATATCACTCAACAGCACTTACAGCTGACAATGATTTTTTAGATTTTAGAAATTACGTTGGTCAAAAATCCTGGGAGTATTTAGATCATCAAGGATATGACATGACACAATATACAACTATGTTTTCTGAATTATGGGTACAAGAGTTTGCTAAAAAAGGTGGTGGGCATCATTCAGCACATATACATTGGAATCAACATGTATCAGGTTTTTATTTTTTAAAATGTAGTGATAAAACTTCTTATCCTGTATTTCATGAACCAAAGACTGGTGCAAGATGTACAAAATTAAAAATGAAACCAGACATAAAAGGTGTATGGACCGGTCACGAACAATTTCATATGAAACCAAAACCTGGAACATTAATCATATTTCCAGGTTATCTAGAACACGAGTATTCAGTAGATTTTGGTATTGAACCATTTAGATTTATACATTGGAATATACAAGCAGTGCCGAAAGGAATGGCAAAAGATGTTTAAAAAGAAAAAGTATACAGTTATTAAACAAGCAATATCAAAAGATCTTGCAATATTTATTGCTAATTATTTTAGAATGCAGAAACAGGTTTATGATACTTGCAAAGCTGCTAGATACTTTTCACCTTTTGAAAATATATTAGGCTATTATGAAGATCCTGTTGATGGACAAATACCAAATACATATTCTGCCTATGGTAATATTGCTATGGAAACTTTATTACTTAAATGTCAACCAGGTATGGAAAAGGCAACAGGTTTAAAATTATATCCTGCATATACTTACGCAAGAATATATAAAAAAGGTGATGAACTAAAAAGACATAAAGATCGATTCTCTTGTGAGATATCTACGACCATGAATCTTGGTGGTGATGATTGGCCGATATATCTAGAGCCATCTGGAGAGGTAGGTAAAAAAGGTGTCAAAGTAGATTTAAAACCAGGGGATATGCTGGTTTATTCTGGCTGTGAGCTAGAACATTGGAGAGAGAAATTTAAAGGCAAAGAATGCGTACAGGTTTTTCTGCATTATAACAATCGTAAGACACCTGGAGCTAAAGATAATATGTTTGACAAACGTCCACATTTAGGTCTTCCTTCCTGGTTCAAACGATGATATAATCCTTAGATGGAGGCAGGGCACCACCACATACCCCCTGTCTCCTTTTAAGGAATTTTATGAGTTTAGGATTTGACGCAATATCAACATTACCATTTGCTACATCAACAAATATTGGTGATGTAGCCGTAATTGTAACAGGTAACAGTCTATCCATAAATATCGGTAGTGCAGGTGTTATTGCGGATGCAGTTACTGAAGAAGCTGATCCAAATAGAATTACATTAGGCACAGGTACTTTAACTATCACAGCTGACGCTAATCACACGGTTACAGGAAGTGCAGTATCTTTAGGTTTAGGTGCGTTTACAATAAACATAGATGCCAACGCGACTCCTTCTGGAAACTCGTTGACCTTAGCTACAGGAAATGTTACAATAGCAACCACAACAAATGTAAATGTTTCTGGTAATGCTTTATCATTAGATACAGTAGAACCAGGAGTTATCACGTGGAACGATATAATACCAGGAGCAACAATGGTTTGGACACCAATAAAACCGTACTAATATGGCATCAACATTTTCATCAGATTTATCATTAGAACTCGTAGCAACAGGTGAGAAAGCCGGTCTATGGGGATCAATTACAAATACTAATTTACAATTATTACAACAGGCAGTATCAGGTTATGTAGAGGTAACTTTAAGTTCTGGTAATGTTGATCTAAGTTTAGCAGACGGATCGGCGACCGCGAATGGTAAAAACCTATACATAAAAGTTGTAGGAACTTTATCAGGTGATGCAACTCTAACAATGCCAGCATCTACAACAGGCGGTAATGCTAACAGAGTATTTTTTGTAGAAGATGGAACTACCAGAGGCGGAGCTGCGGACAGTCACACTATAAAATTATTAACAACAGGACAAAGTGCATCTACACAAGTGCCTCTTCCTGAAGGTGCAACAGTTTTAGTTTATTCAAGAGGTAGTGTACCAGCAACAACATTAGGTATGCTACAAAAAGGATTTACAGAAGTAACAGCAGCTAGCAAAACAACATATACAGCTGTAGCTGGAGATCAGATCGGTGTAGACACAGTTGCAAACATTGTAACAATTACACTACCAGCTTCACCTGCACAGGGTGATGAAGTAACAATAATGGATGTATCTGCATCTAATGGTTTCGGAACCAACAAATGTGTGGTTGCAAGAAACGGATCTAATATTCGAGGTAGTGCATCTGATTTAGATTTAGATTCAAACAATGAATGCGTTACACTAATCTTTACAACTGCTACAAAAGGCTGGCAAATAAAATCAAGCAATTACACAATATAGGAGTAAAACATGCCGCTTACTCAAATCAAGTTTGCTCCAGGAATTGACAAACAAGACACAAGTGTTGGTGCGGAGGGTCGTTGGGTTGACTCTGATAATGTAAGATTTAGATATGGTTTGCCTGAAAAAGTTGGTGGTTGGCAATCATTATTATCTGATTCTATTGTTGGTGTTGCTAGAAAGCAACATGCTTTTGTTGATACAGAGGGAAACAGATATGTTGCCATAGGAACAGATAAATTTTTACTTTTATATTTTGAGGGACAGCTTTTTGATATCACACCTTTTAGATGTAATAATGCTGGAGTCGTTGATACTCTAACAAGCTCAACATTAGCAACAAACAGCACGTCAGTTAAAACATGCACTATCACAACAACAAGCGATCACGATTTGGCTGTTGGAGATATTGTTGAATTATCCTCTGTCACCCTACCAAGTGGTACAGGATTAAATGCTAGTGATTTTGAGGACAAATTATTTCAAGTATTAACAGTTCCAACACCCACAACTTTTACAATAGATTCTCTAAATCAAGCAAGTGCCGTCGTATCAACAGGTGGTAGCATGACTGTCAAAGTCTATGAGACTGTGGGTCCTGCAGCACAGACATATGGTTATGGTTTTGGTATTGGTAATTATGGTGGTACGATAACAGGTGCTTTACAGAATGATCTAGATGGAGCGT